GCTAATGCTACAAGTATCAAAGTAGATACTGGCACAGATATCGATGATCGACCTACAAATGGCGATGAAAGAGTCAAGGTTATAGCTACTGGCGATGGTAACATCACTGTTATCTCTGCAAGCGCACTCGACGTAAGCACAAGTGGATCAATGACCCTCTTGCTTCGCATCCGTCGTTTAAGCTTCTAATTAAATACTGGTTGGGGGGCTTCGGCCCCCCGCCTTTTTTAATATGGATATCATTGTTCCTAATTTAAAGAAGTACTCCGATGGAGAGATTGATCGCGCCTTTATGAAGGAGATCACTAACGGCTTCAACCTCGAGAAGAAGACGGAGAAAGAACGGGTTGCTCAAGCAGCCAAAGAAGCCCAGGCACTAAAGGGGACAGTCCACCCAGTTCTTGGCAAACCAGTTGCAACTATTCCTCACCGGGAATACTTCCGACTAGTCCAGAAGTACGGTCAAGAGACTGTGCATTCTAAAGAATTTTTAAAGTACTACAATAAGAAGTTCCCAGAACTTACTCCAAACAAAATCTAATGCAGACCAGAACGTACGGTGATCTTTTTAAGTTAATCCAATCCCTAGCTGGTGTTGGATCATTTGCTCCTACAGAAGCGGATGATATTGCTAATTTGATTAACCGTCGATTTCTACAAGCATTTAACGAGAGTCCAATCTGGCCTCGATACTTTGTGTCCTCCGAGAAGAGGGATATACTGTCATTGCAATTATCTGGGGCGACAGCCAGCACTAGCACTACAGTGAACCAGAATTACAAGCTACTAGGTGCTAATACAACTGGTGGCTTAAATGTTTATCAAGGTGCGACTACTAATACTGTAATCATCTATAACACCGGAACTGCCTGGCGAGTGGACACTGCCGCATCAGCTACGGAGCAAGCGTCAGGAACCTTTACTGTTTCAGCAGGGACTCAACAATTCATTGAGGCTGATGTAAACAAGAAGGACAATCTTACAGAGGTAGTAACCTTTACTCCACGGGCAGGAACTGATTCCTTGTTAGTTGAGGGTAAGAACTTCATACCCTATGCCCAGACAGGAAGAACCACTATTGGTTCATTCAATCGTATTTTTAGGAAGCAAGCCTTCTTAAATAACTCAGCACATGAATACGAGTTCTTTGTGGATTTTACTGGAGCCAATATACTCAATGTTGTATCCACAACTGACAATTCGGCTTTCATTACTTACAAGCAGCAGTTTACCCCATTTACTGTATCAGGTAGCCTTGTATCGGATTACACTGATAGCACTGTTGAAGTCCCCGCCGAGTTCTTTGCTTATATTGCTCACGCAACCTATGCTGACTTCCTTCGTATGGACGGCCAGACTGACAAGGCATTTGCTGAAGAAAACACAGCGTCCATTGCCCTGGCACTTGAGCTTGAAAAGGTTGATATAATTTCTAATAACAATACCGTGAACAAGCGGTTCTCCACTTATGTAAATCGGCAATCCCGATAGTAACCCCCCGTGATATAATAATAAATTATGGCAAGTTCAAGAAATAACGCACTGGAGTTTAGCTCCGCAGGTTCCATCATTCTCAGCGGGGCTTCAACGTCAAGCGGTAGATTTGGTGCTATTCAATTCCTAAAGGAATCCACTCTTAGCGGAACACTAACTGCTACCAATGTTTCTGGTTCAGCTAGTTTGCTGACAACATTTGTTGCTGGAACAATTATCTATGGCAACTTTACTACTGTTCAAATAAGCAGTGGTCTAGTAGCACTACACAGGGTCTAGTATGCGCATTAGCCTTGATTCAGCACTGGGTCGCCCGCGCTTGCTGAACGTAGGGGGCGATAATGCCCTAGAGATTGCTCCTAACGCTGCGGCGGCATACAGCCTCCGTAGTTTAACTAGTGGCGATCCGACCGGTGTGCGTGTTCGCAGAGATACGGGTGGTGGCGCAGGAGATAATGATGAGCAAGATTTCACTGCGTCAGATATATCTTCAGGTGCTTTAGTTAGCTTTGTTGGTTCAGGAAATGACGGCTTTGTAGAGACTTGGTATGACCAGTCAGGTAACAGTAGGGATTTGATACAAGCTACTGCCTCAAACCAACCCCAGATAGTAGATGCTGGTTCTTTGTTGAATGAGCTAACATTTAATGCGGTATCGGTTCATCTTATGACCGCAGCAAACTTTGATGTATTCGGAGCTAATTCCTTATCTTTCTTTGCGGTAATAAATCCTAGTAGTTTTTCTGGCAATCCTCGTTACTTAAGCACTAGGAGTGGAACTCCAGGTGTTGAATTTATATTAAAGAATAACCCAAAATTGTATTACAGGGATTCTTCGGGTAATGGCACGGGGGGTGCTTTTGAAAGTGCAAGTATTGCTAGAGACACTGACAATCTTTATACAAGTATTGTTGATAGAGATACTGACCACACTGTTAAGCCATTTAAGAATGGTTCTGGGGTAACTATTAGTAGCCCGCCTAATTTAACAAGTGTTGGCTCAATAAATTCGGCAAAACTTAGCGTTGGTGCTGATAATACTGGAGGTAATCGTTATAGAGGAAAGACGAAAGAACTTATTATCTACGCATCTAATCAAGAGGCAAAACGCACAGCCCTTGAAACTAACATTAACGATTATTACTCAATATTCTAATGCTTTATTTAATATACGCAAGCAAGGAAGCCGCCATTGAGCGAGCCGACGAAGAAGGTAAGGAGATTGGTTTTGATTACTGGGTCAAGGACAATGGTATAGGCACACGCTGGCTCACCTACCCAGACGAAACTGCTGACCATATGTGGGCATTGGACGTAACTGACTACGACCTGGACGAGTCCGAGAAGTCATCAACGGTTGATCACTACACACCTCTACCTGACCCTGACGAAGACTAAATGCTATGGAAGACATTATCTACAGATCAACAATTGGAACAGGAGGATTTATCGCTACTATTGAATTAGCCCCCATTAACGAACTACTTGGTTTCTGCGTAGGTCTAGCAACCTTCATCTATATGACGGCCTCTGCGGTCAAGATAATCAAAGAACTCAAAAATAAAAAATGACACCAGAACTTATAGCAATGCTCGGAGGAGGAATCAGCGGCTTCGTAATGAAGCTGATTGGCACGCAGATGGAGAGCCAGGCTCGCCAGTTTGAGCGTATGATTATGTCCCAGCAAGCAGCGGATACATCTGCTGATGCAGCGGCAAAACGTGATGGTGGTGTATTGGTTCGTAGGTTCCTTGTTGCATCCACCGTCTTTGCCATTGTAATAGCCCCATTCGTCTTTGCGTGGACTGACGTAGGGGTAACCATAGGTAGAGAGACAAACGGCTTTCTAGGGCTATTCAAGAGCCTTAAATGGGACACTGTGCAGGGCTTTGTTATTTTACCAGAAATTAGGCAAACTGCCTTAGCCATCGTAGGGTTCTACTTTGGTTCATCTCAAATCAAATAAATATTATGCCACAAGGAAAAGGAACATACGGAAGTAAAGTAGGTCGCCCATCCAAAGCTGTTAAAGCCAAAGGAATGAAGGGAACGGGTAAACGAAAGAAGTGCAAGTAATGCACCGCAAGATACTAGAGGTAGCTACTAAGCTAGAACAAGCATCCAAGGCTCACGCTGGACAAGCAAAAGTCTTGCGTAAGATCGTGGATGCTAAGATGTCTAAACAAAGAAAACTGGTTAAGTAATGCCTAAGAAAGCAAAGAGTGGAGGTAAGATATGCCCAGCGGGTAAAGCCTGGGCTAGACGTACGTTTGACACGTATCCATCCGCTTATGCTAATATGGCTGCATCCAAGTATTGCAAAGACCCTAACTACGCCAAGAAATCTAAGAGTGCCAAACGTAAAAGAAAATAATGGGCCAGCTAGAACAATGGAGAAAGCAGAACTGGGTAAGGATTGGAACTGATGGAGCAATCAAAGGACCTTGCGGAACGTCGAAGGATAAGAAAAACCCTGACCGTTGCCTCCCTAAAAGAAAGGCTCTTAGCCTTACGAAAGCTGAGAGAGCAAGCACTGCTAGAAAGAAGAAAGCAGCAGGAGCCAGAGGAAAAACCGTAGTAGCAAATACACCTAAAGCAAAGGTCAGAAGTTAATGAGGAAGGAACACAAAAGTAAAAAGGGAGGACTCACAGCGGCTGGCCGTGCCTACTTCAAGCGCAAGACGGGTGCTAACCTCAAGGCTCCGGTCACGGAATCCAAGCCGAAGGGTAAGAAGCTAGCAAGAAAGAAATCATTTTGTGCCAGAATGTCTGGCGTTAAGGGTCCAATGAAGGACAAAAAAGGAAGACCAACACGGAAGGCACTAGCCTTGAAGCGTTGGAAATGTTAATAATTAAATAATCAATACAATGAGAAAACAAACATTCCGTCGCGGTACAGCGGCATATAACCTGGCAAAGGCTCAAGGCCGTTTGCCTTCACAAATAAAAGCAAAGAAAAAAGCTGCTGAGGCTGCTTTAGAGAAAAAGACCGCCCCCAAGCCAAAAGGTTCTGCGGCTGCTTTAGAGAAAAAGACCGCCCCCAAGCCAAAAGGTTCTGCGGCAAAATCAAAGCCATCGAGCGGTGGCAGTCGTATGGGTACGGGCAAGTTAGCCGCTCGTAACAAGCTAAATGAAACAAAATCAAAGCCATCGAGCGGTGGCAGTCGTATGGGTATGGGAAAGCTAGCTGCTCGTAACAAGCTAAATGAAACAAAACCAAAGACATCGGGTAGCGGTAGCCGTATGGGTAAGGGCAAGCTAGCTGCTCGTAATAAGCTAAATGAACCAAAGCCAAAGCCAGCCAGAAAAGGTAGACGACGTTAATCAATGCCCGAATACCGCACATACGCTAACCTAGATGACCGCATTGCCAAGGATGGAGATGTTGGTTTTATTGGTTTCAATAATAGGATGCGACCCGATCAGTTGCCGCCAAGCCTGCTTGCTGATGCACAGAATCTTAGGACTGACCGCAGGGGCGAGGCGCAGGTGCGAAAGGGAATTGACTTAATTGTTAGCCCACTGTCCACGGGTGCGTCCGCGCTTACACTTCCGTTTTTCTTAGTTGCTGATGATACTTCGGTAACGGCTACACAGACTGGTGGTGCTGTGGTTCTAACGAATGTTACTGCTACAAATTTTCCAAGCACTGGAACAGTTAATGTGTCAGGCGTATCCGGGCTTACTCCTGCTGTTAATGGTGACCGTGCATTTACAAAGAATAGTAGCACACAGATTACAATAGCTGACCAAACATACAGCGGAACGGCCAGCGGAACTGCAACGGTTAAGTTCGGTATACTAAATGATGGTGCTGTTAATGCCATTTATGGCTCCTGTTCTTTCTCGGATCCAAATGCATCAGCCAGTCAATACATTATATTTGCGTCGAACTCAAAAGGGGTTGCTGTAAATATAGCTACTGGAGCAACTACGGATCTTGCTTATCCGACTGGAGTGACTGTATCAGCTACAGCATCCATGCTTCAAGCATTTAACAAAGTATTTATATTTCGTGATGGCCAGACGGCACTCGAGTGGGACGGCTCATTTGGCGGCACGCCAGCCTTTACAAAGGTGTCCAGCGGTACTTATACTCAACCAATACCCCTTTCACTTACTGACATTGATTACGCTAGTGGCATAGCAACAGCCACAGCTAGCACTGCGGCGGTGGCTACTTTATTGGTAGGAGATACTTTAACCTTTACTGGCGCGGGTAGTTCTACTTATGAAGTGGGTGATACTATTGTTGTTCAATCAATACCGAGTACAACGACTTTTACTTTTATTACAGATAAGGCTGATGATACAAATAAAAACGGAACTGTGCAAAAACGAGTATCGGTTGGTCTTGGATTTAGTCATATGCCAGCTCCCCCATATGCCGCATACCACCAACGTCGGCTAGTCATGCCATTTAAATTTAGTGTTGATGCGTCAACGGATTCATTTACCGCTCGAGGAATACTCGATGAAGTTATAGCCTCCGACATCCTGGACACTGACACCTATGACCAGATATATGCTCAGTACAGGTTCAATGCTGGTGAAGCTGACTTTAACGTAGGACTGCATTCCTTTTCCGAGGACAACCTAATGGTGTTCAACCGTAATAGTATTCACTTAATTACTAATACAACGTCCCTACAAGCAGCTAGCACTAGACTTTTAACTAACGAAGTGGGATGCGTAGCCCGTCAATCAATTACACAGGTCGGTAATCAGGTTATCTTTTTGTCCGACAATGGTGTTTACAGCACTCAGTTCTTTGATGAGTACAACCTTCGTGGTACTGAGACTCCATTGAGTGAGCCAATCAACGTAACTATTCAAAGAATTAACCAGGCGCATTGGGACAAGTCCGTAGGCGTTTACTTTGATAACAGATACTTCTTAGCCGTTCCTCTGGACAATTCTACCAAAAACAACGCTATAATAATTTACAACTTTCTTAACAAGCAGTGGGAAAGTATTGACCAAGTCAATGACGCGGACTTCCACGTATCCAACCTACTAGTTGTGGGTGAAGGCGATGCCCGTGGAGTATATGCAGTCAATGACCTTGGCGGTGTCCAGAAACTAGACGAACGGGTTGACGGAGTGGACCGAGTAATTACACAAATTGGAGGGTCAGAAAAAAATATTAATGTCCCAGGTTCTTTGACCACTCGGCAATACACACTTGGTAATCTAGAAAGAAAGAACTGGAAGCAATTTGAAATGCACATTGAATCCGGAGCATCTACGGTTTCTAACTGTGATATATCTGCTGAGACAGAGAACCCGGATTTTAATGTTACTTTAGGCAAACTCAGTGACTTTGTGGGATCAACTTTATCTGAGGCCGAGGATGTGTCCATCCGTGGTAGAATAGGTAACCGTAGAGGTTACGGAATCCAATTTACAATTAATAATACACTCGGAAGACCAAAGATTAGGGCTGTTGAAGCTGACGGTTCCATATCCTTCCGTTCAACTAATAAAGCAGAATAATGGCAATTTTATCAAAAGGAACAGATTTTTCAACTGGCGATCAGGTCACGGCAGCTAACCTCAATGCCTTGGTTGATAGTGCAACATTTGCGACAGGAGCCGTGGATGACAGCACCACAGCCTTGGACAGTTCTACTCCAAAGAAAATTATTGTAAAGAATGAAGGAATAGGCACTACCCAACTGGCTGACGATGCGGTGACCGCAGTAAAAATAGCAGCAGGTGCTTTAACAGATGTGGTCTATCCGATTGGTTCTATATTTACTACGGTAACAAATTATGCGGACTCAGCGGCTGTTGTAACTGCCATTGGTGGCACAACTTGGACTGCATTTGGTGCTGGGCGAGTGCTTGTAGGTTTGGATGCAGCCGATACAGATTTTGATACAGCAGAGGAAACTGGTGGTGCTAAGACTCACACGTTGACTACTGGTGAAATTCCAGCCCACACGCACAATAGCAATGTAAGAGTTGAAGACCCATCAAATGTTTTAGTTGACACTAGCCTACAGATTTCAGTCGCAAGCGGACAGATACTGGATGAGGAAAATAATACCGGAACAGCTTCCACAACAACGGCATCGACTGGAGGAGGCTCCGCTCACAACAATCTCCAACCATACATCGTCGTCTATATGTGGAAACGCACAGCCTAATGAACCCTCTCCTGCAATCAGTTCAAATAGCATTACAAAATGCTGAACAGAAAGAAGCCATTGACTTTATAAATAAGGTCGTGGACTTTTGTATTGAACACGAGAACGGGAAGGTCTTAGCCGGATGGCCAGAGGATCGAATGCAGGTACTCATTGCCTATCATTTAGCCAAGCATACCTTCCTGTGCGAGCAGGACGAAGAGGGTAATATACAGGGTGTATTTATGTGGTATAATTGCAACGAGGACGATGGCTGGACTTTTGTTCAGAACTGGGAGGCCGATGACCCGGACGGTGACGCAATCTTCCTAGCCTTTTTATTCGCGGACAGCACCGACACTTTCAAACGACTTACACAGAATTTTATTATCAAATGCCCTGAGGTTATGCAGAAGAAACTATTGGGCATAAGATACAGGAATCAAAAACCCACAAAGGTGGAGTACACGCCTAAACTATTTAACAGAATACTAAGCATATAATATTATGGGAGGAAAAGGAAGCACACCAGCAGCACCACCGCCAATTGACCCAGGTCAGTCATCGGGAGAATACTTATTTGGGGAGAGCTTTGGCTCGGCTCAGGGCATCACGGACCCTCAATTGCAGGAGCGATTGATTGGTGCAGAGCGTACCTATCGCCCGCAATACACCGCACTGGAGCTTGCCGACATCGGAACAATGGCTCGTGGTATTGAGGGTGGTGCGGCTAACCCCGCATACCAAAGACTCGAGGCAGAGCTTGCTGGACTTCGTGCTGGTCAAGAGACTGGCACTTCACGTTCTCAAGAAGACCTAGAAAATGCTGCTAATACTCTGTATCCCGACAGAGAGGCTAGCGGATTTAGGAGTAGTTCTTCCAACAAAGCTTTTAACGAATCCCAGGCGGCAAAACGTGACGCTTATCTATTAGCTGCTGGAGATCCGGGTCAGGATCGTGCGGCACGTATTGCACAGATTGAAGCGCAGATGCAGGGGATGTCACCAACCCTTGAGAAAACTTCAGGTCTGTTTGACCTTCTTGAAGAGCAGTCAAGTCGTGCAGGTGCATTACAACGTGAGCAGTTACAATTACAGCGTGAGTCCGACGTAGGTGCATTACAGGAGTTCGCACCTCAAGTAGTTGAGGCTTACCGTGCCGCTGATCCTGCTAGCACAGCAATAGCAGAACGCATGTCCCGTCGAGCTTTGGGTCAACTGACTCCAGAAGAGGAACGCAACATACAACAAAGGTCCAGGCAAGCAAGTCTATCGAGGGGTCGCATCGGTGACTCATCGTCCATTGCGGCAGAGGCACTTGGTCGTTCGGACTACACCTCTCAGTTCGCACAGCCAGCCTTCGCAATGAACCGTCAGCTAGCAGGTGACGTAGGTATGACTCTCTTAGGTCGTCCTTCGGCTGCCGTTGGTCTAGGTGGATCAATGCTTGGACAAGCACAGCAAGGTGCAGCGGGTCAAATGGGACCTCAGTTATTCGATCCTAACATGGGTATTAATATGGCCTTGCAACAACGTGGACAGGACATTAGTTATCAAGGTGCAATGGCTCAGGCTAATGCCTCTAAGAGTTCTGGTCTTTTCGGAGCAGCAGGTAGCATCCTCGGCGGCACGGCGACTAGCGGAACTGGATTCTTTTGCTGGGTAGCCCGTGAGGTCTACGGAATTGATAATCCTAAGTGGTTACAGTTCCGTGAATGGGTTATAAACGAATCACCATCATGGTTCAGAAGTTCATACATACGATTCGGTAAACGCTTCGCTAAGTTCATATCAAACAAGCCTCGGCTAAAATCAATTATCCGCAACTGGATGGACACTAGGATTAAATAACATGGCATTTCAAACAGGAACACAA